TCCTTATACGCCAGTGGCGTTGTAATACCGGTGCACACCAAAGTTCCATTTCACGATAACTTCCGTGTAAGAACCGGGGAAACCAGCAATTGCTGTCTCAGGAACAACGTCAATAATACGAACCGGCAAGGTAGTCGTGGTGTTGGTTGCATCATTGATAGCAACACGGGAGTTACCATTCTGTGTATTACCAGCGTTTTGAACTAAAGCAGCGTTACGATTAACATCAGTACGGTTTAAGTAGTCGATGGTTGTTGTGCCAGTAACACACACTGCGGCTTTAAACAAAGCATCCGGATCGTCCTGCACGTATGCAGTGATCGTGGAGTTTGTCAAAGCGCCGGGGTAATACTGACGGAAGGTCAATCCAAATGTCGGATCGACATAGGAAACACCAAGAAAAACACCAACTACAGAGCCAGAGTCCGTGGTAGTTACTTTCGTCAAATTACCGTCGGCGTTAAGGTTAACAACGTCGCCAAAGAAAATAGCGGTTGTTTCACCCGAACCGATGGGGATCTGACGAGTAGCACCAGCAAACACCTGACCGCCGATCAAATTGATCGGAATAAGCCCGTAAGGGCCTGATACGGTGGGATATGCCATTTTTAAACCTCGTTAAAAAGTTATTTACCTTTACCGAACGAAGTCGTAGACCTTTTCTCTTTAAAGAGGGGCATACGAGCATCATTCTCTCTCATAAACGTGTTATCTACAGCCTCCATATTGTCTCTAGTGGCCTTGGCGTAGTGTTGCTTACGCTGCTCCATAAATTCAGTAGGGATCTTGCAGAGTAACAATCCGGCAACCTCAATATTGTCCTTAAAGCGACTATTGGGGTCCGTTAACATCTGGAACTTAGGCTGCTCTTCAATTCGTACAGGCTCCCAACCCTCACGCATCTTAGAAGATACGTTCTTGGGATCGGCCTGCCCCTGTGAGGCAACTCGAATCCAGCGATACGAATACCCCGGCTGTTTATCCGGCTCCGGTAATGCGGAAGCTGGCGCCCAAGACTGGGGACGTTCTACGGTGGATCGATTTTCAAGTTCGCGTGCAAGTCTGTTTTCTGCCATTTTAGTTCTCCTGTGTCTTCGCAAATTCCCGGGCATATTGCTCGGGGGTTAAACCTAATTTTTTCGCAATTGATAGTTGCGACTGTTTAAGCACAATCTTTTTAGAAGCCGTGCTGCGCGACGCCGGAGCAACTACTGTGGCAGGTCTATCAGTGCGCGTAACGGGCTTGCCGCCCCCGTTAGTCGTTTTAACATCACCCTCGAAATATTCGGGGAATTTGTTGCGTATTGTTTTATCAATACGTTGGTAATATTCGTCAGTCGTCGCATACGCCTGACCATTTTGTTCAACTAATTCTTCGTGCAAACCCAAAGCTAAACTCGTCATTAGTCTATCTTTACCAAACCAAGGATTCCGCTCTTGCCACGAACTGGCTTTGGGGTCCGGTTTGGGGACTTGCACTTGTTCTTGAGGACTATTTACACTAATTTCTGGTTCTTGTAAAGAGGGTCTGTAATTTTTTATTTGTTGAAGTTTATAGTTGACGGCAGCTAACTGCTCCTGTGCGTCCACTACTTTGTCCGAATCCCCAGCCTCGTATGCCTCTTTATAGGCCCGTTTAGCCGCCTCCATTTCAAGTTCAGCGGCATTTTTTGCCGTGTCTATAAAGGATTTCTCCCCCTCAGACAGCCTAGATTTCAGACGTTTATTCTCTTCAACCACCTTTCTGGCTAGCTCAATGGCTTCTTGTTGCTCACGAAAAGCCTCTTCTTTGGCTCGGCGCTCATCGTGCCAAACCTTTTTTAATTGGCTCAGACGAGTTTTTACTTTTTCGGAGTAATCGTCTAGTTCGTCAGCCTCTAATTCTTCAACAACGCTTTTTGGGAGGTTTTTTCTTTTTTGGTCAGACTCTGGAGCATCATCGATAATTTCTATATCAACTTCAGAATTATCCTTAGCTTCTAACTCCTTTTCTAAGGGTTTATCCTGATTTTCACCTTCTATTTCAAACTCAAAATCGTCCTTTTTTTGAGCTTCTGCCATGTTTTACTCCTATTTGCGAGAGATACCACGGGGGTCTTCAACTACACCCTCCACGGAATCGTCGTTGATGATGCGAAATTCCCGACCATGAATCTTTAGTCGAGTACCTGCGTGGGGGCGCACGAGAATAAAGTCCCCTTCCCTACACCAAGGCCCTGACGGAAACCTTGCAGCGTCCTTATAGCAATCTGGCCCCATCTTTACGACAAAAAGAACCGTTGTGAGGAGTTCTTCGTGCTGGAGAGTTAGGTCAGATTTAATAATTCCGCTTTCGTACTGCTCTTCGATATTTGGAATTCCACACAAAATGCGATACCCAGAAGGGTCAGGTAACTGCTTTGCTTTTCGGTCGTCTGTATCTGGCAAAACACTTACTTCACCGTCTTCCGTTGCGATGGCAAGTTCAGTCATCGTTTTGTTCCATCCTTTCCGCTGTTTCGATAAGAATATTATTTGCAATTAAAAGTCCACGATAGATACCACAAGCGTATTTGTAGTCTCCAAAGTCTTTTGCGTGACCTAAAACCGTATCGTTTTCAATCACTTTCATTTCCTCTCGTATCTTATCCGCAAGATACTTGAGAATGTCGTTACTCATTTACTCTCCTTTTTTGAAGGTTGGGGCCTACTACGAAGCCGAAGAAGTTCTTTGTCCCTCTCCAGCCTATTCTTCTCGTCTTCCGCCACGGCTTTGATCGTGGATTCAGACTGCTTAAATTTTAAATTTTCATCTTCTGCAGCGGCTTTTATCATCGCATTAGCTTTAGCAATCTTGAGTTGTGAGTCAATCCGCTGGCGCTCGATATCTTGCTGCTGCGCTTTAAGTTTGGCGTCGGTCTGATCCTTAAGCGTTTTGCGCTGCAAATCCTGACCTTTAAGCTGAAGTTCCTGCATCTGCATCTGGATGATTGGATCCTGCGCTTGTGCTTGTGCCTGCTGTTGTGCAGCGGCAGCTTGGTTTTGTTGGAGCAACTGCTGAGAAGCTTGAGCTACCAGTCGAGAAAGCGCTGCTTCTACATCCTCGGATAATGGCTCGTCTTCATCCTTGTCGTCCATAAGCGGAATCGGCCCTCCAACCTGTTGCTCGATCTGGTTACGATAGGCGTATCCGTAGTGCTCCATAATGTGTGCTTGCAGTGCACCCATCATCTGCTGTGCCATCGGATTTTGACCAAGCATCTGTGCGGTAACTGGATCTTGCATAAATGTCTGGTGGGTTGTGATATGCGCCTGATGATCTTGATAAGCAAACGCTTTGAGTGGTTTGCCTTTAAGTACATCCATGTTTTCTGAAACAGGATCTCTTGGCTTTTGGTCGTCCGGCATCGGTACTAGTTTTTCAGCATTCTTAATACCTAGCACGTCAAGCATCTGACGGTGTAAGTACGGCAGGTCGTATAACTGAGGTGCGCCCTGCGCTAACTGCATTACCGCTTGGTACTGAACAACTTTTTGCGACATAGTCGCCGCATTAGGATCACTTACCGGGATGACATATACCTGATCGTAGTCCGACTGCTTGGCTCTACGGCTGCCTTCTTCTGGCTCGTATGGGTAATCCTCTGGAGTGTAATCACGAATAATGTCTTTAAGAAGCTGAAACTCTTGCTTCATCGAGTAGTGAATACGCGCCTGAACGGCAGACATCACCTTTAGCGTGCGCTCTAATATAGCCAGCGTCGTACCAACAGGAGACTGGGCACTCATGTCGGATACCTTCAGATCCGCTGCACTAGCGAACCTACGACCTTCTTCAACGATGGTGCCCAGCAAGGAATATAATACCTGAGACGGCTCCTTGTAGGGAAGCGTCATGATATTGTCTTTAATCGTGCCAGAGGCTACGTCTACATCTCGGAATTCTGCCGGAGAGATCGGCGTGTCATCACCCTTAACCCGAAGACCTTTTGTTTTGAATCCTCCGGGGAGATTAGAGAGAGTACCCGCGTCAACAAGTTGGCGAATAATAGAAGTACCAGACTTAGCAAAAGCGCCAATGAGATGAATGAGACCAAAAGCGTAGAAGCCAAATCCCGGGATATATGAATAATGGACAAAATGATTGCGTTTTTGTTTAGTATCATCATCTGGATGCCAATTGCGACGTATCGCTAAGACGTTCTGGGTACCTTTTTCGATAGTAACAACGTAAGGCAGAGCAATACCCGTTGGCTCGCCGTCTTCGTCTTTATCCTCGTAGCCGGGAAGATCCATGTCAACGTGCATCTCAAGGATCTTGTACCGATCATCGGATGAGGCACGAAAGCCCATCTTCTCAGCAATCTTCTTCTCAACCTCATCGAATGAATCAACTGGATCACCAAGTTCTACGTCACGATAAAAGCCTGCTACCTGTAACCTACGCAGTTCGTTTTCTGTCTTACGCATTACGTGCGTAAGCCGCTGACAGGTTTGGATGTTTGACGCCCCGTATGGGACCACGACATCTTCAGCAGGGACAAAGAGAGATATTTGACGCTCAATACTGGGGTCGTAGTACACCTTCTTGAACGCATTACCTGCCAGCCCCAAGCCCCACAACATACGCTCATGTTCAGGTCTATACTCCACCATCACATCGGTCAGTTGATAATTCATATCGTCCTGAACCCGTTGCGCAGCTTCTTTTTTCTCTGGGGTTTCCTTGCCTATGATCTGAGTCTTAACAGGACCTTTGGCTGGGAAGGTCTCCATAATCGTCTCGGCTTGAAACTTAACTAGGGCTTCTGAGAGGAGTGGGTGATACACACCGCAAGCTCCGGGCCAAGGCTCTGTACGATCCTCAATCTTTAACCCAAGCAACTCTAGGCCATCGACGTAAGTCTGCATCCAGTCCTTGCGGCTAGATAGGTCTTCTTCAAATTCACCAATCAGATCACCACATAACTCTGTTAACTCGTCCTCGTCCATCTCTTCAGCGAGGTTGGCGTTAAAGTCGTCACCGCCTTCATCTGGTTCAATCTCAATATTTATACCACCTGCCTCAATACTTACCCGTTCGGGATCTTCTATCTCAATTTCAATATCAGGCTCCATTTCTTGCCCGAGCAGTAAATTTTCATCCAACCCCATCGGGGCTTGCCCTATTGCTTTATCAATTGCCATATTCTGTCCTTAGTAATAGCCTTCGAAGTGCCTTTTAAACTGAGGAGTTTCTTCAGGCTCATCTAAATTAGTACGCAAATACCCACCCTTGCGGAATCTCATCAACGCGAGGGATACGCTGTCAACATAGTCATCATGCTCGCCTGCGGGGAAAGATGCAACCTCGTCGATTACTTCTTCAGCCCACTGCGTGTTCGGTGCCCACACTCTACCACTAGCAAATAGATCTGACACGGCGTTCAAACGGCTAATCTTGTCGTTACCCTTGCTCGGCGTAAACTCCTGCACGGGTATCCCCATTGCCCTCATCTCATATATTAGGGGTGCCCCGGAGGCTTTTTTCTCAATAATTACGCTATCTGGCTCCCACTCTTTATATTGGTCAATGGCCTCTTGCTTAAGCCTTGGAAACTCCATCCGATCCCTAAAAGCGTTGAGTAAAATGATATTTGCCTGTGAAATTCCAGTGTCATCTGGGTGGTAAAACACCCCCCAATGCGTTAGAGCGCTATAGTCAGAGCGTTGGCTCTTCTCAAACGCCGTATCCCATGCCATAAGGGTAAAGTCGCAGTGTGGTGGGTCATCTTTCTCCCAAATCTGCCACCATTCCCGCTTAACTATGGCTGAACTCTCTGAAACAGGGTTCTGTTGGTATTGAGCCTGCCACTTGCTATTGGGAAGTTCCTCTTTTAGAGCGGAAAGTTCTTTTAATGACCAAAACTCGGGCCAAAGTGGGTTGCCAGACGGTAAAAGAGCCGGAAATTCGATCACTTCCCACTCTTCCCCACCCCTTTGGGCAGCACTCTTGATCACCTGACCCGTCAGATCCCTTTTAGACCACCTCGTCATCACTATTACGATAGACCCACCCGGCTGTAGACGCTGCCGTGGGCCTGATGTGTACCACTCGTAGGTC